CACTCTCCATGAGACCTCTTTGTTCCGTCCTTGCGCCTAACGGCTTGCGGCATTGGCGCGCTGGGGTTGGCGAAAAGAAACACCAGCTCCACATCGTCCGGCAACACCTTGCTTATCCACACGTACTTGCTGTACTCCGCGAAGTCCCAGAACCTGCCCTTAGCTTCAAGTAGAATCTTCTTGCCGTCTATCTCTTTAACAAAATCAGGCTCGTACTTATGATCAATGGTGTACGTTACCTTGTCTGTGTGGAAGCTCCAGTTATCTAAGATGCCTGAGTGAAGCTCGTACTCCCAGTTAGAATCATAGCCCTTGACTACGTCCTTCTCTACTGGGCGCTTGACGCGGGCTTTGCGGTATCCTTTCTTGAACTTTTTCAATGTATCTGTGCCTCTCTGCGTTCCAACTCTGCTTCAACGATCATCTTCAAATCATTTAAAAACAAAGAATCTATTTCAGTAATAGAAGAATCGGAGTTGAAAAGAAAACTACCGACTGCAATTATCATTTGCTCTATCGTTAGCCCGCAGGTCGTTGATTCACTTTCCACGTTATCATCTCCAAATTAACATCTTCGATTTGAATGGCTGGGAATATTTTGAGGAGCTGAATGATCTTCTTCTTGATCCACTTAGGGTGATACGCATTTAAAAACATAGTGCGTCCTGCCATGTAGTGAGTTTGCGTAGGCAGGAAAGATTTGTACGTTTCTACGGTGATCTTAGATGCCTCCTCCTCTTCCAACAATCCTTTGAGCCACGACACCAGCAATGTCGTAGCATGTTTTTCTAGCCGCTTGCTGCGTCTTCTATTCATAGAAACTCTTCCACTTTAGGTTCAACTACTACTTCAGTAAGGTAAGTGTAGCCGTTTGAATATTTAAATGTCCGTAGACCTTGTCCATCATTGGAGTCTTTGAAGCATTCGTGCTTGTACTTACACCAGCCACAGCCTTTAGCTATCTTCATGTTGCCTTTCTTGCCATCTGGTACTGGAGCGTAGCATAGTGCAGGAGGAACAGCAAGCTCTAACGCAGGAAGAAGCTCAGCTATTGTGGTATCTATGTTGGGCTTATCCAGATCATCAGGAAGAAACATGCACAGCTCACCGCTCTCTTTGTTTAGAACTAAGAACCCACCGTTGTCTGTACCCTCTGCCTTCTCATAGCCAGCAAGCTGACCTAAGTAACCGAAGGGATCGTCCTGCGCTAGTCTACCGTCACGGAACTTATTGAATGCAAAGCGAGAGGCGGTCTTAACATCAACAACCTCACCGTTTATCTTGCAGTCCATGTGTCCGGTGATGCCGTTCACTACAACCTCTTTCTGTTCGTCAGTGACTGTGTGTCCAGCCATGCGAACTAGCATCAATACAATCTCTTCTAGCAGATGACCGTACAAGAACTTGATTTGTGTAGCACCGTCAATGCCACCTCTTCCTTGCGGGTCTCTCTTCTCGTACCAGAGTTGGCGCGGAGGCTTACCGACATTGGACATACGCACAGTGAAGTCCGTGTTCCTTTTACGGGGAGTAGCCCAGTCCATGAGCGCAGCTCTCATCCCCACCATAGTTTTATCTATGTCTGCTTCAGTCAAGGGCAATGCCGTGCCATCCGAAAGACCTTCTAGTTCTTTGTATATGTCAGATACTACTGTTGATAGTGTCATCGTTCTCGCCTGTATATGCTTGTATAACTTGTTTAAGTGTAGAGGTGTTACTTTTAAACCACTCTCCTACTCTCTCTATGCCTGACTCATCTAAGACTGCGTGGATACCTTTCTCTGCTTCTCTGCGATCTTCAAAGTGCTTGCAGTATTCTACCCTATAGTCTCTCATAGGTGAAGAAGTTTGGAAAGCACTGCACCTGTCATAAGCATCAATAGCCATGCCTACTTTCTTCCAGTCCTTCCACGCTGGGTTAGAGATAATATATACATAGCCAGTAGGGAAATAATCAAAGGCTTGTAATGCTTTATCGCCAATGTGTTTAGCTATCATGCGGGAGCCTGCTGTCCCAGCCTTGATGTGGTTACCAACCCTTACTCTATCCACGCAGGGCTTGCACTTATAGTACTGCTTAGCTGGAAAAGAAGGATACCAATTTGTAGGTACAACTAATTCATCTTTACATTCTGTACATCTTTTAATTGTTGTAGAATTCATTATAGTATTCTCCGGTTATATTTTTAGGTGTGAAGTCATAGTCATCTTCAAAAGTTCCTAGCTTCAGCGGGACTACTTCTTTGTCCCCCGTATATACTGTCATGTGTCCTGACAATAAATATATACACTGTATTAAAACAATTTCAGCGGTTTGCATTACCCGTACAACGGTCATGGGTGATTTTCCTCGCGGAAGCCTAAAGATACCTCCTGTAGAAGTGTTGTATTTTAAGTGAACGTAGCTTGTAAGCTCTACTACTTCAGGTTTAATGGGTTTCACTCCAGTTATCTCCGATCTTATAATCCCCATCTAGAGGACAGTTAAGGTTAAAGTCTTTACCTGCTTGAACGATAGCTGCAACGCCTGCCTTACCTACAGCTTCAGCATCAGCAGTATTGCACTCTATCTGCCACTCATCGTGTACGTTGGCAACGAACTTAGCCGCTAAGTTCTGATCAGCTATCGTCTTGTCTAGTATGATCAGAGCTTGCTTCATCACGATTGCTCCTGCTCCTTGTAGCAGAGTGTTCAATGCAGCATGTTCTGATCGGACAGTTAGCTTGCGACCATCTAGTGCTTTAACGAATCCGCTTTTAGCTTCTCTTTGTACTCGTCCTGTAAGAGCTTTAAATGATGGGAGATTATCAAAGAATGATTGTCTAAGCTGCTTGCCACCTGCTCTACCTCTTGCAGCCACTGAGCCGAGTTTTGCATCTCCAGCTCCGTAAAGGAGGGCATAGATGAAAGTCTTCGCCTGATCTCTTGATTCAAGTCCTGCAAGTTTTTGATTAGCGGTGTGAATGTCTCCATTAAGGATTTCATTTGTATAGCCCTCGTCATTTAAATAGTGTGCCAACATTCTAAGTTCCAGACCTGACGCATCAATACCTACGAGCTGATGTCCTTCTGGTACAGTCCAGCAAGACCGACAGTCCTCGCCATATGGTGACTTGCTGCTAGGAATCTGAGCCATGTTAGGATGTGAGTGAGTCATTCTAGATGTCACTGCACCATTAGGATTAACGTAGCCGTGTACTCTACCAGTGTCCTCGTCTAGCTCCTTGATCCAACTCTTAGTCTGGGCTAAACGCTTCTGGAACATAAGGTATCTAGCAATCATTGCAGCCTGTGGAATGTTCTTAACCCTGCTGAGTGTTGCCTCATCTACAATAGGCTGACCTGTTGGTGTATGTTTCTTAGGCTTCCAGCCAAAACCAATTAAGTAATCGCCAATCTGCTTACGAGAACCTAAGTTAAAGGGCGTGACAGTATCTCTAGTTACAGGTGGACTGCCGTTGGTTAGACCCTTGACCATCTTTGCGTACTCCTCAGTGCTGAGTCGAACACCGCTGCCGTGCTGATCCTTAGCTGTCTTAGCTATTGCTCCTGCTTTTGTAAGCTGTGGAGTAAGCACCTGAGTTGTGATCGTGGGGGTGAACACCGTCTGTACTTCTGCCTCTAGATCGTGGAGCTTAGTTTCAAACATAGCCATAAGACTCATTACTTTCTCAACGTCTAACACAAAACCATTAGTGCGTTGCTGGTCTACAATCTTAGCCACTGCATGCTCTATCTTTACTGACTGTGGTGTAAAGCCACGGCTCTCAACCTTCAGTGCTTCATACACTTTGGTGTTGAGCAGTACATCGTTCTTACAATACTCCAACATCTCTGGGCTGTAGTCTTCCCACGCATCTTCTTGCTGTCCGAAGTCACCCTTCTTAAAACCTAAGCGATAGCCCCAACCCTCTAGTCCGTGGTTGCCTTCACGGGTAGGCTTGAACAAACGAGATAGCACTAGAGTATCTACGATCTTCTTGTTGAACAGGTCTACGCCTCCTAGCTTCTTAATTACTGGGATGTCATAGCCGATTACGTTGTGACCGATCAGCTTAGTTGCCGCAGATAACATGTCGTAACCTTCCTGTAGCTGGGTGTTGTCGAATGTAAATACATCCAGCGTGTCTACGTCTTGAGCGACAATGCAATGAATCTTTGTCGGGTCTAAGCCGTCTGCTTCTATATCAAATACTAGATTGCTCATTGGGAGTAGCCTTCTTTCAATTGTTTTTCTTTGCCCTTGTCTTTCCAAATGTTGTCAGGACTTCGTTTATCTTTCAGCATCTCTTCGTAGTACTCCGACATAGCATCGAACTCTATAGCTAGAGCCATGCCAGCCACTGTATACCACGCCCAATCAAGTATCCCGACAGGTCTAAAGAGTGTTTTGTTTCTAGCTATGATGAAGTCGTTGAAGAACTTACCGTGCTCCACCATACGCGATTCATACACTAGGTCAGGCACTGTTACTCTAAGCTCACGCAGCACTTCATCAAAAGCGTGTAGCCCAAAGGGTGTTTT